AAAGTCCCTCTATACCATATTTTTTTCCATTCTACCACACATAGTTCTGCTTCGGATTTATTTGTTATTTTATATCGCATTTCGTTATTGCAAGGTAAAAATAAAATAAGAGGCTGCTATCGCAGCCTCAGTCAGATTACAGTGCAACAGATTACAGATTAACAAAAGCGGAGCGGAAGCCGAGGCTCCAGTTCGCAATGGAGCGGGGATTGCCGAGGTTCAAGCTGAAGACGCCAGCGCAGGCACCATTGTTCCAGCTGCCCCCGCAAACCGGCAAACGCTCGCCAACAGGGTTGAACCAATGATAATCGCCTGCGTAATCTCCGTTTGGTTCATCTGGGTAGAGTAATAACATCTTTGCAATTTCTGGAGCAGTAAGCCCGCTTGCAAGTGTCATATCTTTATACTGTCCACCAACACCGCTATCAGTCTTATATGTAATCGCACCAGAAGTAAGCTGAATTTTGCCAGATACCCAATCCCACTTTAATGTTCCGGCTGTTCCAGGTTCTACAAGCGAGCCATCCGCCTTAATTGCTTTCCAGAGAGTAGAGGATGCCGACATATCACATTTGCTACCCATCGCTGCATTATTGTATGGAATGATCTGGATTTCTCCATCAACAAGACGCATGCCTGCATTCCACTCCCATACATTTCCGTTTAAGTCACAAATGCCATCTCCGTGATGGTTATGGTTCCATGTTACAGGTCCAGAACCTGTGAAACATCTTCCAGTTTTTCCGCTATCCTTTGAAGATTCCTCGCCGTGTTCATGTGTATAAGCCGAATCTTTTCCGTAATTATTGTTTCCATGTGGCATAGTGCCATTCTTGCGGCACCAGAGAGCAATATAAGCCCACTCTGCCATTGTTGCAAGGTGAAAGCCCGCTCCTTTATTTTCGCAAGCCTTTCTTGCAGCATCCCAATTTATGGAATTTGCAGGATCTCTGTGTCCGAGAGAATATGCCCTTTCATTTACAATAATATTCTGATACTTGGAATAATAAAAAGCGGTCTTCTCGACACTGTCCACATTAAACGCATAATGAACATTATCGCTAAGGCCGCTTACAAGCTCTGAATTTTTTCCTTTTGGAATTCTTACATAAATTGATGGCATTCCGATGTCATCCAGTAATACCACATTTTTTCCGCCTGACAGCTCGCTTACCGCAGCTGCCATCTGATCATAATTTCCCATAATAGTCCTCCTTATTCGATTGCATATAATTTGAGCGTAACATTTGCCATATTGAACGGAACAGGGGTTCTTTCCATAATTGTTTCGCTGCTGTTTTCTACCCCAGGATCATAATCTGGATTAGGAACTTCCTTTTCAACATACTGCCTTGCCGGAATCTCAATTTGTGCTGCATACTTTTCACCAAGCTGGCCAGAAGTAATCATCCCATTCTTTGCAATGCAAATGTCAACACATTCATCATTATCTCTTTCCAACTTTTCGCAATTGAGCATCAATTCATCAGCAAATGTAATCTTATTTTTCGATACACTGTACTCAATTTTCTTTCCAACATTTACCTCTACGACTTTCATCTGTCATACCTCCTTAATTCTCTGCAGGCTTCGCCTGTCTTCTGGGCTACGCAATCTGCCATATCTCTTTGTGCTTTGGTTGCATGTTCCGGATTGATACCATAATCACGAAGGGTTCTGTTTGTTTCAGCTTTTCTTTCGTCACTATGAATAATGATATTTGCCACTACACCGTACCTCCTCCCTGTACAAAGCAACGAACAGTCACACTTTTAGCACTGCCTGTAAAAGCAATCTTAAAACCATTCACCTGCTTATCATAGACAACCACATCACCAACATTTACAGGATTGCCTTGTACTTCTGTGATAACCCTGTAATCCAATGTGCTACGCATATTTGCAAGCGCCACAGTCTTAACAGAATTATTAAAATAGAAATCCTTTGTGTTGGTCAATGTAACTTCAAGTTCCTCACCATCAACAGACTCTACGCTTTGCTGAGTATGCTTTACATTCTCTAACAAAAGAGCCAACATAAGTGAGTTGTTATGAATGCCCTGCTCCATGTGATTGAAGTGTTCGGCATCCATTGGAGTTCCCTCCTGGATAATTTCGTCCGAATTTTTGTCCTTTACTTCATCAAGCCACTGTTCTGGTGTGTATGAGCCAGTTCTGTTGCCTTCCAAATATTCTGGTAATACATTCATCCCTATTCATCTCCTTTCTCGTAAATTGGGAATTCAAATTTAGCTAACACACCCTGATTTGCCGTCCTTTTAACGGCAACTTCCAGTCCTCCACAAATGCGACCGGTAATGTCCCAAAGGCGAATTCCGGTAATTGTGTGGGCTGTCTTGGGAGTGGTGAGCAAACTTACAATAAAAACAATCTTGTTGCCTGTGATTTTCTTACTATTGATTTTGGCATCATACCATTTTCCATTTACTTGGTACTGGAATTTATGAATAGACTCCATCCATTCCTGCCGTCTTCTGTTTAGAAAATCTTTTTCCCAGAATCCCATCTTGCTACCTCCTATTCTTTATTTCCACAGCTTCTGGTTCCACATCGTCTGATGGTAGCCGAAGCAATGAATACATTTACATCTGCCTCTGTTTCTGATGATGAAACAGCAAGCGTCTTATATGCTTTCCCGGCTTTATGTTCCGGAGAAGCATATAACTCCGTAGGTGTGCCGAGTAGTACCATATCATCTGCCTCAATTTTGCTATTAACACCCACTGATAAAGAATTTGCCAGCGTTCCTCCTCCAGAAGTCTGAAGACCGGAAGCCGGCATAGTATATTTCTGTAGATAAGCATTCCTTTCCACAAGTATTTCTTTAGGTATTACCATTCCTTGCGTCGCCCTATTGGGCTTTAATCCTGCCACGCTTTGTCCGGATTGCAAGAAATCTACTATGTGCAAATTACTATCTATTTCTATCTCAACATCTTCTGCAAATGTTTTTCCAAGTGTAGCATTATAAGCAGTTCCTCCTATTCGGATAGTTCCCGTTTTGCTTGCATCAAAAGCGGCTATCAAGGCATTTGTATCCTGTTCGCAACGGATTTCGATAATAGTACCGAGTGTTGCTCTCCTCGGATGCGTACCACAAACAATGGTATTGCACCTCGGGACATCATACGAAGAAATCCAAAAATTAAAGGCTATCTCAACGATAGCCTTGATATAATACTCAAATTCAATTCTGACACCCGCAGGCTTTACCATTGGAACCTCGCCCAATGTAACAACTTTGCCTCCCGGTGTAAGGAATGGCATCGTAAGTATAATCACCGCAGGCAGAGCCGGATCCTCTCTGTAATAAATTGGAGATACATCCCACAGAAGTGCCAATCCATCCATAAGATCACGATAAGTACATTCGTTTGTATTGACCAGCATTTGATACTTTAAGAACTGCCGGTATCGTTCATCGCTGATAACCGGATCTTCAACATCTATGCCAGCTAAAACACCTGCTTCTTTTCGTGTAAGAGTTACAATATCTCCTACCATATCCAAATTCGCACCAACAGCACTCTCTAAATCTGTCTCTGCGTCAAGTTGTTTGAACACCCTATGTAAATCTTCCATTTGTTTTGCAAATACCGAAATAAGGTCTTCTATGTGCTTCTTTCCTTGAAACTGCTGTGGTAAATCGTCTAACCATTTATCAAGAATGCCCACTATATACCACCTCAATTCTTGTGTCGGCAATGACTATTTTCTGTCTGCTTTCCACACTTACATTTACTTTCGTGTACTCTTCACTGGTTGGTATATGCTCACTATCCTTTGTTGCTGCACATTTGATGTCAACATAGGTTACACCACCGACTGCAGAATAAATTCCATCATTAAAAGTCTGGGACAACATATTGTCGCCAGCCTGCAACTTTGAGGCATCTTCTACAATTGATTCTATTGTCAGATTTGCGTAATTAGTAGGTAAATATGACTTATCAGCATCCAAAGTAACTTTCATCCATACATAGATATATTCTGGTCTATTGAAACTTACAGGGATAGAATCTCCATACTCTGTTGCCACATTAACAGTAATAGAACCGAAGGTTTGAATTCCAGCAGCTTTTTTATCTAAAATAATACTTGCAATGCTTGTTTCATCTCCTCCGTCCACAATTATTTCAACACTGTGTGGTGGTCTTCCTTCTTTATCCGTATCATCCGTATCATTTTCATATCCTGTGGCACTCTCGACATTCGGAACATTATTTATCAGTTGCGAGCAAATACTGTCTATCATTCTTGTGGACCGAATAGCCGATTTTGCAAGATATGAATGTCTAAGTTCCACATCTGTTTCCTGTAATCTTCCATAAGTTGGTTCGATTAGATTCTCAACAGCATTAAATCCACTGATATTGGTAATCATAACAGTGATTGTTCCATTCGGGAATATGAGTTTTCCATACTCTACTGTGGCAAAATCAGCAAGAGTAGTGACACTTGATGTTGTTAAATTGTCTGACAGAACCAGGATGCCACTCCTTGAAGATGATTCGCAAATTATATCAAGCGTAATACTGCTTTCATTCACCGACACTTTATATCCATCTGGCTTAACAACCTTACTCAGCCCCTCAATAATAGACAATTCATCATCAGAACTGCTCGTAAAACTATACTGAACACCATTTATTGATACGGAATAAATAGCTCCCGTTACAGGAGCAGCAACTCTTATTGACACCCGATTGAAATTTTCTCTTGTTATAACGAATTCAGATACAGCCGAAAGCTTAGCTTGCGGTGCTGTGTTTGTCGCAACTGTAGCACCTTGTCTCACGGTTGTTCCATCATCACCAGTACAATGCAGTGTATAATAACTATATTTATTAGGACTTCGTCGGATTCCGCCATATTGAACAGCATTATCCAGACTTACTCCTTCAGCTGTAGACGGATATTTTGCATAATAACTGGCCTGTGCCACTTCCCAAAGCTCGGAAATTTGTCCGCCGTATGTTGTTATTAGTACATTCAGAAATGATTGAGGATCCAATCTGGTGTTAAATCCAAATTTTCCAGAAAGTTCTGAATGAAGTTCCTCCAATATTTCATCCAATCTTTTAATCTCAAATCCTTTATCTGTAATTCCATATTCAGCCACCAATCTTCACCTCTTCCTTATATGTTTTTTCATCTGTAACAGCTTCGTATCGGATTACTGCCGACCTTTTCAAGCTATCAATTTCTATAGATACATCATTAACTTCCGTAATTTCGTCCACATTGAAAATTTGTTCTTCTATCAATTCTTTAATCTGGTCTATATCTGGATTTTTCACAAAAAGATATTCAAAATACGGAACACCGGCTTCATCATCCCATCTCCATTCTTGAAAAAACCACTTTAACCGAATTTTTATCTTTTGGCGAACAGAATTGGCAAGGACAATGTCTGTTCCCTTGAATGCCAAGTCACCATTACTGTCAAGCAATATATCCACTTCCTCGCCTCCTTCTTTATTTTGCCTTTGATGTGTCTCCGTGCACACCTGCATGAGTGTGATTTATAAGAGATACATTCTTTGCTTTTACATCGCCACTCACAATCAGGTTTCCTTTTATTTCCACATTTTCTTTATTTATAGATAACTTAGAATTTCCATTCTGCAATATTATGCTTTCTTTGCTGCATGCCTCTTTCAGTGTCGCACTTCCCTTATTAAGCAGCCCCGGTATTGCTATTGCACTTGTCAAGTCAAAGCGAATGTCATTTTCAGATTCACCGCCTCCAATCCATGCGTCCAGTTCCTGTTCAGAAACTATGAGCAGGCAATCCATTCCTGCTGTTATCGGGAATGCGATATAAATATCATTCATTGGGCTTTGAGGAATGATAACTGGAACTTCTGTAACTGTTGGATATGCCATCTTTCTGCCGGCATCAGTCGTATATGTTCCATAAGGTTTTACAGTAGCAAAGCCTGTTCCTGCATTGAACGCAGTTATTTTTCCCGGTATAGCAGTGTGCATCTCTTCCATTACTGACCGTGCTGTTTTTTCAACCTGTTCTACAAATTCTTGTAACATTATTTCACCTCCAAAAGCTGGGCTGTACATATCCAATCGCCCTCAAGGTTGTCGCCATCAATCGTCAACTTATAAATCCTAAAATAGCCACGTACTTTGTCACTTTCCAGTCTTACATAATCATTCACACCAATTGCTCCATTCAAAAAATACTTAACCTCATAGCCTATCTGACTATTGCTTTTCCCACTGCTGGAATCGTCACCCTCTGATGAAATAGTTATACGCTTAGGCACCTCTAATAGTCCCGTATCGGAACTTAAAAGATATGCCCTAGTCGTAATAGGTTCGTTTGGCTTTCTTATCTGTAAAACGGAATTCTGAATAGACCAAGAAAGACCACATGTTTTACACAATTTCTTCAGTACAGTCTTTGCAGGGCCAACAAAACTGAAACCATGCGGTAAAACCTTAAACTTGCAGCCTTTTGAGTATATAACTGATACTCCCATAGCACCTGCAATCTCGTCAAATACCTCCTTACTGTCAACTCGTCCAGAGCGGGATATCTCCACATATGTGTCTCTCAAGGCTACTCTTCCATCCACAACCTCCAACTCTGTCATTCTGTCAGCCCCATCCATCTCTGTTGATGATGTAACTACATTTCCTGCCAGAATCAATGCAATGTGATTGGCATATCCCGCCTGTAATTCAATTACGCAATCTTCCGTGTCAAGGACGCTGAGATTGGCGGGGGATAAATTCCATATTTGTACCTTGGCTGTATTGGCAGTTTCTGATGTCGATTTTTCAATGCTAAAACTTATATGCAATGCATGCGGATTCTCGGTTGAAGTTTGACCGATTTGGAATCCGTTATGCCCCATTTTTCCAGCCTTCATAAGATATCTTCTGATAAAATTCTCCTGTGCCATTTTAATCCTCCCATTCATCCCAAGGTATAAAAACAAATTCTGCGGTTCCATTATTGAAAGATTCCCTTGTAAGTCTTGTTTCTTCACTAATTGCACCGAATATTCCATCTGGCAATGATGTGAAATTCATAAAATGTGTCAGTGGGAAATTAGGCACAATCTTGGTCGGAGAAATAATAGGATTTTCGTCTGTGTCTGATAATCCAAAGCTCCAAAAATCTTCTGTTCCATTGTATGTAAAGCGGATAAGATACTCTTTTTCAGCAATCGTCACCGACGATACACTATCGTTCATATCCGGAACTGTAATATAAAGCATCTATCCACCTCCTATAAGAAACCGGTTTTCTTTCCAATGTTATAAAGTATTGAACCTTTCTTTCCGCTACCGGATTTGTTTCCTGATCCTCCAGAGCTTCCAGATTTGCTCGACGAAGAACTTGAAGAATTTGAACTGCTGGATGATGTTGTCGCTGTTCCTGCACTCTTCTTTGATTCTCCACTCTGCAAAATATATTTAGGTATGTAAACCGTTTTTCTTTTGGTTACATACACTTTCTTTAATGAAAACTGTATCTGTCGTGCGTACCCAATTTCCGAACTATGAGAAATTGACATTGATGTAATTCCCATATTGGTATATATCTTGTCTGTAGTGACAACCTTTACCAATTTTCTCCGAAAATACAATTTCTCAAACTTCTCACATATCTTCTTGGTTCTGCCCGCCGATGGGCTATGTCCTTTGCGATTCCGCCATGTAGCGGGGCTATCACTTATATATAATGTGATGCTTAACTGAATAGGCTTTAATATAATTGTGTCAGATACATTGTACCCATTCTCAACAGGATACTCGGGAATGTCAGCAGAATAACTAATATCCTCGCTGATTAGAGCATCCCCTTCTATTCCGGCAATGCTAACCGGTTTTAGATTTCTTGCCATTCCTTTTCACCTACCTTGCATATGCCAGCCCTTTAGCCATATAGCTTGTGGCATCCTGTGCCGACTGTTTCATGCCCTTCGATACATTCTGTTGTGCCTGAACATCACTACCAGAATAAGAGTTATTGAAGGTGTTATTCTGAGTTACATTTGTTGTATTACTTGTGTTGCTTACTGCACTTCCAGTTGCTGTTGCGGCTGAGGCAGTTGCCCCCTTCATAAGAGTTGATATGCCACCAGCAAGCCCCTTAACTTTATCAAGGACAGTGTCTTCATTTGAGCTGATACCTTCGGCCAGTCCGCCCATAAAATCAGGCATCCAACTTTCATAATCAGTTAATGGTCCTTCATCCGGAACTGAGAAATGCAGAAATGATTTGATCTTATCTCCAATACCTTTTACAGCATTTACAATCCCCTGCACACCAGACATAATTCCGTTTTTTAAGCCCCCGATGAAATCAGCACCCCATTGGACCGCCTTCGACGGAAGGCTTGTTATAAAGCTGATTGCCGCATTGAATCCATCAACAATCGCAGATTTGATATTCCCCACAGCACCTTTAATTCCACTCACTATATTATTGAATGTGGAACTTACGGAATTAGCTATGTTTGAAAAAATACTACTGAAAAAGTTGTATATGGACTGCAATACTGAAACTATCGTGTTATAAGCAGAATTGATTGCATTTGAAATAGTGCTTGTTATTGTGTTCCATATTCCTGTCAAGAAAGAAACTATTCCATTCCATATTCCAGAGAAAAATGCACTTATTGCACCCCAAATTGCGTTCCAAAGTGCCTGCAGAGCACCTAATCCAATAGTCAGAACTGTTGATATTGTGTTCCATGCCTGCTGTAAGAAAGCTACAATCATATCCCATATTCCAGAGAATATCTGTTTGATAGCCTCCCATGCTCCAGACCAGTTTCCTGTGAATACAGAGCTTATAAAATTCGCAAGTCCTTTTATTACTTCGAGGAATCCATTTATAAACTGTCCGCAGTTGTCCCACAGCCCTTTAAACCATGCAAGTATCGTAGAACCCCACGCATTCCAAAATGTCTGGATCCATCCAAATACAGTTTCTATTACAGTCGCAATAGCATTGAATACAGCACTCCCAGCTTCATATAAAGCATCCCAAACCGCTGACAAAGCATCGAGAATAGCTTGCCATACAGCTAAAAGTTTGTCCTTCGTACTTGTTGTAGAACCATCTATGCTATCTTCCGTTCCTCCAAATATCGTTGCCGCCAGCTGGGAGATAAATGTCCATACCCCACTCAGGAATGTTTTTATGATTCCCCAAACTCTCATGAAGTTAGCCTTTATACTTTCTCCATGCCTCTCGAAGAACCCTTTAACAGTATCAACCCACATTCCGGCAGCTTGCTTGAGGAAATCCCATACATTAAGCAGAAATTCTTTAACTTTCTGCCATGCTTTGAAAATAGCTTCCCTGGCATTGTCTGCACCAATACCTGCCTTGTCAAATATTGTTCCAATAACCGAATCATTTCCCATGAGGAAATTTATAAAATCTTCAACAATCAGCGCCAACAGCACTACCGCCGCCACAATAGCCAAAGTCTTCAAATTTGCCAAGCTGAATAAGCCTTTCATTTTTGTAAGTAATGTAATAAATGCCTTTGCTCCAGATATGATTTTGCTCCAATTCATTACAATAAAAAAAGCTCCTGCAATAATAGCCAAGAGCTTCAGAGCGTTATCAACTCCACCAAGTTTATCTATAACATTCTTCACCATTCCCATGCCCTTCTTTGCACCTATTTGCAAAGTCTGCATCATTCGATCAATAGCCGGTTTCAATCTTTTTACTAAAGCATGCATACCATTGAATGCTTTGGTTAGGATTCCTGTCTCCGATGTCAGTTTTTTCATCCCTACAGTTGCCTTTGATACCAAAGAATTAAGCAGTTTTAACACCATTACTGCCGGCTTTAAGAACGCATTTCCAGCAGCCGCTTTCAAATCCTGCACATTCTGTTTCAAATTGCCAAGCTGATTGGTCCAAGTATCAGATTCTCTTGCTGCCTGTCCTATTGCACCAGAGGCTTTGTTTGCATCCTCTACCATCTGTAAAAGTGTCAACTGTTTTTCCGCTTCTGATAAATCTTTAAATGACTTCCCATACAATGCATTTGCAGCTGTATTTCTCGTTGTCTCAGTACATGAAAGACCGAGAGCAGCGTCGTTTTCAAAATTACCTTTCAAGAAAGACTGGAGGGAATTAGTTACATCCTCTATACTTCTATCATAGAATGCGGCAGAATCCGCAACAGCTTTCATGGATCTGTCAGCAATATCTAATGCGTCCGCCTGTTCCATGCCTGTTGTTTTTGCAAATGCTGCTATCTGGGTAAAACTGCCCTTCATTCTATTTACGGTTACTCCAGTTTCATCAGCAATCTTATCAAGCTTGTCTGAAGCATCCTGCTCTAAATCTCCAAATACCTGCGAAAACTGTGATTTTAATGCCTCTGCATTTGCCGCCGCTTCCGCTAAGTTTGCAATGCCAGCAATTGAAAAACCTATTCCAATAGCGCCTAATAGCTTTGAAGCCATATTTTTTACACCTTTGATGGCATTCTCTGCAGCACCGACACTTTTCTGATCAACTTCAATACCAAATGCAACCGCAATATCTCTTATCGTCAATGCTATTCCCTCCTTTCTCTCATTTCCTCAGCCTTTCCATTCTGAATATCCATGTCCATACGATATAAAGCATATAGCTTCAATGCCTCGTCTAAGGTGTAATATTCCTTCAGCTCGAACATTGAAGCTAATTTAGCTTTAATCAATATGTACATTCTCAACTCCAGCTCGGAAAATTGTGAGGTGTCAAGTTTTCCGTATTTTACAATATCTTCCTCATCTTCTTCGCTATAGCCTCGCCTGCTTTCCCAGATGGGCCGGCGAGTCTCTTGAAAAAACCATTGAAGTTCAAACGGATAACATAAAAAGCGAGAATGAACATGTTCTGTACATCCCCGCAAAAAATCTCATTTACGATATCCATATCAAGTATTTCCTGTGAATACTCTCCTGTCTCCACATCGTCCTCATCCATTACAGGAAGTTCAACGACTACATTCTTATGAGCAATGAGCAATTTTTTCATCATCGATTCAACTTTGCTACCAGAAAACCCTTCCATACTCTTTGAAATGGAAGCAGCCGCATCATTTACATCAATGTCCATCAAATCTCCATCTTCTCCATCGCTTTCATTGTCGCTATTGCCTACAAGCGGCATAAGTGCTGCAAGAACCGGGGTAAGCAACGAAGCTAAATCTCCCGTAAGGTTTGCGGCAACCATAGCTGGAAAAGGTCTTATATAAAAATTCAAACCTCCAATCGTTTCCTTCTTTGGTTCAAGCTGCTTTAATCGTGCCATATTTTACCTCCTAACTTTCTACACCGTCAGCTACCACAATCTCCCACTCACGGTTGTTCTGAGCCTTTCCGTAAGTTTTGCCTGCGATTTTAGTAATCCAACCAGTAGAAGCACTGAATTTTTCATTTCCAACGAGATCTTTTACTGTAACAGGGAAAAATCCTTTTCCGTTTTTCTTCATCTTCTCATACATCTTCTTGCAATATGCGTTAGTCTTAGAGTTCTGAAGAACAGATACCTTTACTGTGTAAATAGAAGATGGATCTACGCTTACGCATACCTCTCCATCCGCTCCTGCTACATAACTATTACCGTCTCCGGCAGGCTCAATAACAATAAAGCTGTCATCAGCAAAACCGCTTGCAATATGGTTTCCAAGTGCAAGCGTTACCTTTTTCGGATTATAAGTTGTTACTCTTGGCATTAACCTTCACCTCCTTCTATGCGTACACAAGATTTCCATTGATATTTACAACCTGGATTGCTCCAGCTAATTTAGCTGTAAATTTGCAGCCTGTTAACTGTCGGGATGCCTTTTCTACATCACTCATACTTGCAGACGAAGGTACGATAATTGTATATCCTGGAATCTCGTTATCATCGTCGTCATACTCAGTTGGAGCAACACCCCCTACTTTCTGCCCCACTTTTAACGATTCTTCCATCTTACCTTCAATCGCAGTAATACCTTCATCAGTAAAAGGCACTTTCGTGTTCAACACAAGAAGATTAAATACTCTTTCCTGCATGTCATTCTTTAGCCAATCTCTGAATCGAATTGTGTCAATCCATTCGTTTCCAAGCACCTTACCGCCCATCGAACTTGTAACGTTCTTTTTAGCATAAGTTGTAAAATATGTGACATAGTTTCCATCACAGTATTTTTTCATATCAGTTGATAACTTGCACGGATATACCGCAGCCAGTTGTTTTAATCCCCATGTTTCACTTCCTGGATCATATCCAAAGCACTTAGCCATCATTGCCAACGAAATATAATAATTTTCGTCCGGTGTTTCCTCAACATCAGGGACACCACCTCCATAAACAGCAAAGCTGCGGAAATAATTCGTTGTGCTAACTGGCAAAGTCTGCTCAACAAATGTAAATCCAAAGATCTTCTTATTGGCTTCTGTCCATTTGATTGTTTCTTCAATATCTGCTTTATTAAGAAATGCTTTTGATAAAGCAATTCCATACCATCCGCCAGCTTCTTTCGCCCTGTCAAGAGTGACGCTAATTTTCTCATATGTAACAGGATCGCTTTCATCACTCACAACCTGTCTCGCAATAACATAAACAAGACTTGGCTTTGGTGATTGTGAAAATGCCACATTCGCCATAATGTATGCCTGTGATTCTGTTGAAAAGCCATAGTCCGCAAGTTCTCCTGCCTGCGCTACACTAATGACTTTTGTTCCGATATTGTCAGTTGATTTCTTTCCAACAACAGGTCCTTCAACAACAAGTAATACATTGTTGAAACTTTCGTCACTTGAACCCGGAGTAGAAATCTCAATGTCTACATTAACAATATCATCAAGATTATTTCTAATTGCCATTGTCTGTTTCCTCCTGTATTCTTATTTCTTCTATTGCATAGGTTTCTGCCTCTACAAATTCCTTCATTCCTCCACTGCTTGGATTCGGAACGGTTTGAATTCCAGATACTCCATACTTTCCATCAGCCAATCCGACAAATGTTATTGTGAATTCGCACATGGAACGATAATTGAATTTCGTATCTCCGATCAGCTCTGATAAATCTCTTATTGGTGGATTCATAACAATAGTTACATTCTTTTCAGCCAATTCTTCTGTAATTCCATCCGAATCAAGAAATCTGATAAATTCTTCCAAATCTTCTACTGCTGTATTCTCAAAGTAGCTTCCATTTCCAGCTTTTACCTCTTTCCCAACAGTATATAAGTTGATTTCAAAAATGAAATCATAATTGTAATATCTATGTTCTCTTTCATCGTCTGACAAAGGAAAGGCTGACCTATTCAAATTGCTATATCCAAGCGTTATATATGGCGGTTTAGGTGTTACACCTTTGGTTTTCGTCCACACCACCATCGCTCCTGGATGATATCGCTTAACAAGTTCGTAAATGAACTTCTTAACCTCCGAAAATGTCATTCTGTTTCCTCCATTTCAGAATTGCTCGGCTCTTTGTTCTCGCTGACTGGTATCAGCTTAAATGTTGATGTCCAATGCTTCAAAATTGTATTCCTGCTTAGGCGAGAAGACATACATTCAAACCATCTTCCATCATACAGAAGCTGGTCTGACCTAACACATTCTTCTTGTTTTGATGTTCTAACAGGGAAATCTCCAAAAGTTTTCAACATTTCCTCATCCCTGCTTCCACCAGCCTCTATAACTTCATCATCAGATAAAGTCTGCACATCAAGAACAACCTGGATATCTTCATACCCCGCTGTTGGATAACCATCTATAATCTTGTCTTCTCCATATCTTCTTAATGTGTATGTACTACCAAAAAATGGCATTAGTCAGAACCTCCTTTCTCCTGTATTACATAGTTAATAGACTGCCTCATACGACCTGTATCAATCAATGGTTTATCAGAACCCTTCCGCCTGATTGTTTCTGGCGAGTTTGGGACAAAATTACCATTAACGATTTCTTTCTGAATCAAGCCTTTCTGAAACACACCTATTTTCTTTAACACGTCTTCGGCAGAGCCACCTTTTACCAGCTGTGTTCTCATTGACTGCAAAAAGGCATTGATTTCTGGTGAATGTGCATCGACACTATCTCGCAGGAAAGGTCTTGACGGGATATGGACAGTGCCGAGTTCATTGAACATTGCTATATCAACTAAATCAACACCATCCTCGCTGCCTGCCCCCTGTTGTATGCCGATACGAACCTCAAGTTTATTAAGGTCCTCCAACATTTTCTGAAATTTCTTGCCATCTGCAGTAACCTTCTCTTTAATCTTAACCGCCACAGTCCACACCCGCCGACACAATTGTGACAATGCAGCGCTTTCTCAAATTAAGATACTGCATACCATACACCGTTAATCCGAATTCCGAATCCGTCGCAGTGTTTCCTGCCTGATTATTGGAAAAGGACACCGATGTCTCACCTTCCGAAACAGAAGATAATCCAATGGTGTCCCCTATCGTTCCTATGCCGATTGTCTTTCCTAAACCAGACATTTTCATTTTATGTGCCGCTAAATATGCCAAAGCCTGCGGATACAACTTTCTGAACCTCTTTTTGCTGATAAGTGGCTCTGCAAGAGATATGAAAGTCTGTACTGTATCATCTGGTACATCTGCAAACTCGTCCATAGTCTTTCTTATAATTTCAAAGGCATCCACAATGGTCACCTCCTACTTGCTGAGTTCGGCTACAATTTTCTCCTTTAGAGTATCAACGGTATCATCGTCCGTTACCTCAAGTCCCATCCCTACAGCTTTTGTAAGAAGGTCATCTTTCTTCATGGTCTTTACAGCTTTAATCTCAGCTTCCTTGGTCTTTGCTGCCTTTTCCTGCTCTGCCTTATACTTTGCAATAGCTTCCTCTTCGATACGAGCTTTTTCAAGGTCACTAATACCTGTTTTCTCCTCCGCAGAGACATTCTGGGAGTCAACCACAATCCCTTTCTGCAGATAGTAAGAAATTACCGGATGGGTTTCCATTCCCTCCGGTAACTCTAAATCCGCTCCAGGAAGGAGTGGCTCTCCGTTGATTCCGATAATCTTTCTCGACTTATTGATAATCTTCATAATGTCATTTCCTCCTTAAATTCCGTATGCAAGAAGCATTGATAACGGATAATAAATGATAAGTCCAGCAGTTCTTGTTTCGCAAGGAATCTCTGTCTCGAGTTTCTGGACCTGCAATGGGTACTGGTAGAACGGAAGCGGAATTTCCAAACTGAACTTTTCCGGATCCTTCGTGTACATAAATGCAACATTCTTTCCTGTAGGATTGATATCAGTAGCGGAATCCTGTAACTCTGCCATGCTCTCGAAGTTCTTTAAGTATGGTGCATGTTCTTTGATAAAGCTGAGTACAGTAGTCTCCGTATCTGGAATTCTCCTCGTTGAAAGATCCATGTAAATGTACGATGGAAGAGCTAATGTATCAGGCTTTTCGATAGACATTGTAATCTTGTCAACAAATTTCTGCATGCCATTGATATCATCAAGAATCTGATCAGCAGTCTTATGTGCCCAGTCTGTGTACTTCTTTCCATCAATTTCAACCTCGGACAAAGTGTACAGAGGAATGTCGGTACCATCAGAGAAAATGCCGACGAGGTTATGTTTCTTATCGCCTGCAAAAGCAATCTTATTAACCATATAATCTGACGCTCTTCTTGCAGCTGCACCTTTTCTGGCATCAAGAGACTTTCCTGCCATTCTGGAAGCTCTCATTTCCTGCACATTGTAACCATAGCTGTCACCGACAGACTTAATAGAAGCAGTGTGAGATTCGCCCTGTACATCAACTCTAGGAAGGTCTGTGGCATAATTGTTAATGATTGCCGCCATACCGGTAATATCATAGCTGTAATATGTTGTGGTTTCTGCTCCCTCATTAACCTCAGAAGTGATAGGGAAGTAAGACAATGCAGAGAGCTCCGGATACTGCTTGTCATAAGTCTTTGTCTTTACCTGGTCAAGTTCTCTGGCAAAGAATACAGTTGCAGATTCAACACTATCAAAACGAAGCTGCTCACTTCCCGCAAGCCCCTTAACAAGGGTAGAACCCTTTAATGCACTGTAATCATCCATGTTAAAATCTTTCATTCGTGAATACCTCCTTCTTATTTCTCCGCAGCTTTCACAACCGCACCCGGTCTGAACTCTGCGTTTGCAATGCCATTATCAGTTTCTCCAAGGAAAATAGCATTTACTTCCACCTTGGTTGCTGTATCTGCAGATGTTGTGAACTTTCCTGCCTCATCACCATCCGTAATTAAGTAAACCTTCTCCTTGTATGCAGGTTTAGCTGCTGCTCCAGTCTGCACCCAAATTCTTCCAAAATGAAGACAGCCTACTGTACGCTTGCTGTTGATGGAAACATTGTTATCCATATCCTTTTCCACCATAACAGAATTGTGTACTACAACACCCTCAAAATCATCAGATGTTGCACCTGTTGCCGGAAGTTTTACGTCAGTGCCTTTATTTGTTCCAACGACAACACCAAGACCAAAGGCAACACCATCACCTTCTGCCTGTCTTGTTGTAACATCATGGGCCGATAAATCAAACAGCCCGCCGGCCACTCCTTTAGGAAAGCCAAAGCCATAACTTGTCTGTACTGCTGTGCTCATTACTTTCTACCTCCTGTCATATTCGCAATCATTTTCTTACGAGCAGATGTTGAATTACTAACCTCTTTTGCATCCTTGCGGACCTTATCAGCTGCAATTCTCTCTCTCTGATCATTAGTGCTCTTTCTCTCATGGAATGACTGCTTTGCAATGTCATAAGCTGCATTGATATAGCTGTCACTCTTTCCATCAAGATTCATCTTCGGATTAACTGCCTTGATAATGCGTTTTCTTCCTTCTCTTACCGAAAGTCCCTCAACTCCATCAAGGTTTAATCGGTCAGCCATTCGGCACACATCAAGGCGGTCCTGAATAATTTTATCCACAGAATCCATGTTTACTCCTTTCTGTTTCTCCGGATCGCATTCTGCACCCGCTCCCTCATCATCCGAATCTGTGTTTTCGTCTGTAGGAGCAGTTTCTTCTTTCTCTCCAGCGTCTTCTCCTTCATCACCATTCATATCGCTCTGAGCCTGCATCTTGTCAATCTCCTGTAAGAGAGTATCAAGATCTGCTTTCTGCTCTGCAATAATATCCTCTGGCGACATACCATCACCCTCGGCATCTCTGCGGTCAATATTCTCCTTGACCTTTTCAACGGGTGTCTTTTCCGGTTCTCCATTTTCCTCCGGATTAGCCGCTGGTGTTTCCTCTGGATTTTCTCCATCAACTCCCTCACCAGTTGCCTGATTTGCGGCTTTCTGAGCCTTGAATAATGCAATAGCAGCTTCCATCTCTTCTGGTGTAAGCTCTTCGCCCTCATCAGCTCTGCGGCCTTTTGAATTAGGTTTGTACATAATTGCTTTGCCTCCTTTTAAGATTTGTGTATCATCATCCTTGCCATCGATATTCAAGCGAGCAGTTTCTCCCGCTCTTGCTTCTCCGACAAGTGCAAGATGATTGATTTCGATATTTTTCTGAATACAATCGTATTTCTCTCCGTGATATACTCCCGGAGTATCATCAGTATCAAGGCTGTATCCAAGGGATAACTCTTTCAATCCGCAACTTTTCAAAGCATTTGTATCATGAATAATAATCTCACAGCGAACGCTGTCTCCATCCCTGTATCCTTCACTCATAATTGTGCCTATCTGTTCTCTGCGGACATTCTCCTTATCCACTTCTCCAGCATCATGTGTAATGATGATTGGTTTGCCCTTGTAACTCTCCAACGATTTCTTGTCAAAGACATTCTCAGGCAATCGGAGTTCCCTCCGTGTGCTTCCATCATCATTCTTATACTCAAATATGCCACATGTAGTCACAATTGGGTGATCTACAAGATAGCCTTCATCTGTGTAATAAGTCTGATCCATGGAAATGCTGTCAATTCGTTTCAGCTTCACTTTCTGCACCTCCTGCTTTCTGTCACTTTTTCAATGCAACCACTTCCTTTCAAACTGGCAAATCCAGATTATCTATATCAAACACCGGAATTGCGCAACACCGGCATTGATAATCCTGTCCAGGATGGCATTTTCTGCCATTTCCTACATCTGGCGGATTGTCCCAGCTGATTATCTTTCCTTCCAGCTCTCTATGGCTTTTCCGCTCTCGTCTATCCATTACTCCGGACCATTCATACTTTGACACACCCGCATCCCTCTGCTGGCTCTCCGTAATATCTGCATTAAGCTTTGCCGTTTGGTCTCTGGCAATCAGCTTTGCATGACGCTTACTCATTCCGTATTGCCGCTGAATCTCTTTTACAATATTGGTTGTAGTCGTTCCTTTCATGTAGTTTTCATATACCAGTTCTTTCATTCTATCGAGAGATTGATTCGGAACAGTCTTTATTAAATCCACATTATCAGACACCCATTTTTCCAACATCTTTGCGTAATATTCTCCAGAATAATAATCATCAAGCAAATTAATACCCAATGTCTTGCTTACCGCTTTCTTCCACTCTTTAACGGTGAGCTTATGGTCTAGGTTGGCAATTATATTTATCTGTCTTTTCAAGTCGTAAAGTCCAAAAGCGGCATCCAGTTCTCTTTGGATTGTCTTAAAAAGAATTGTGAGGCGAACTATTGTATTGTCTAAAGCTGAAAATCGTGCTGTCCTGCGTTTCTGCTCATTATCTTTCTTTGAATCCGCACGAAGCTGCGTGCCCTCATTAAGTATTTGCTTTATATCTGGCATATACTTCATAAGCACCTCTTTCTCGATAGCCATATATGCATTTACCAATCGCATATATTCTCTTTCCGCACTGTCCGGATACTTAGGTCTGTATTTACACGGGGTAATCCGTTTTCCTTTGTTTTTCTCTTTCAATTCAGACCGAAGTAATTCTTTTCGTAACATTTCATCCAAGCTATCACCTTCTCTCATTGCCTCTTATTTGGAATTATGCTTGCAATCGTCTATTTCACTGCTGACACTAAAAAAGCCCCATAATGCCACGATTAGCGGCACTACAGGGCAAAAGAAAAGAGCCTCACACTCGCAAGGCTCGTATCTTATATTCCAAGTTCATCCAGATATTCTAAAATATCATCACTCTTTCTTGCAGGATCTTCCTTGATGTAATCTTTTACTTTCCGGATATCCTCATCATCATGCTTAACTGCACACAAAACGCAGCCAACAAAATCATCATAAGTATCACTTACATTCTCCAGAAGTTTCTTCAATTCATCCATCGGTCTAATCCTCCTCTGTCTTCATGAATATATCGTAATCATCAAATCCATGATTCTTGAATCTATAATAGTATGTAGGGCTATCTGGTTCATTTGAACTCGTGCGAATTGCGCACACTCTCTTTCCCTTGTACTTTGCATGATACACATTATTTATGTCATGCGTGACCTTTGCCTTTTCCTTTGCAGTCATTGGTAAGGACTGGGTTTTCTTTCTCTTAGAGTTGCTCTTCTTATTCTTTCCTCCACTACCCTTCGGGTACCTTCCAGAACCAGGGCCTCCGTCTGCTTCCATATTACTTTGACTTACCTCAGCTGTCAACCGAATTTCATCCAGTTGCCTTAGAAAGTCCTCAAGTGAAAGTCTAAACGGAAGGAATAAGTCCATGTCAAGAACACTTCCTATATCTTCAAAACGAGCATCTTCCATCTCTGTATTAAAGCATATTGGATTTCCATAATACTCTGTGCATAGAAAAACCTGCGAAGGACAATATTGTTCGGACATACCAGAAATCAAAGTTACCGGAATTATATTTGCTATATTGATGCCAAATTCTTCCCTTGTTTCTCTTATGGCTGCATCTTCCGGTGTTTCCCCTATTTCAATATGTCCTCCAGGTCCACACACAAGTCCATTGTCTTTCCTTGTGCCAACAAGCACTTTCCCATCTTTTACAACAATGACACCGCATCCGGTAGGAGTAACTGTATCAAACGCAGAATCAGTCTCGGTTTCTTCCTGTTCCTGCGGCTCTTTCACTTCTGCAGACAATGCCGTATTCGATGTCTCTGCTGATTCATTTGCATTAGTTGGAGCATCATCCACCATTGCTTCCCAATCATCTTCATCATCCAAAATATCGTTTACTGTAAACTCTCCGTTTTCAGCTAAACGCTTTCTGACTTCCGAAGCGTCAAGAGCCTGCATATCCACATAAACCTGTGCTGTCTGTGCCTTTGTAAGCTCCGTTGCAGCCTTTGTCTGATCTACTCCCGCCTGCTCCGCTTCGCTCAAATTCCATAAAGGCTTGAATTTCAGAGTATAGTCAGGAATTTCCTCAAACTCTCCCTTATACTTTCCGGCAATCAAGATAATATCAATCAGTACTCCAAGATTTCTTTTGAGGTTCAACTTCTGAATCTTATTCACATAGGAGTAATAGTTCTCCATATCTCCCTCTCCGGTGGAGTTTTCGCCGGCTGGTGACCTTCCAAAGAGCTTCGTCTGTGGGATGTTTGTTACTGCTGAAAGCATATTGCATGTCGCATCGATAATATCCTTTACTCCGGAAAATGTCACAGTCTTATAATCGTAATCTTCTCCGTTCGCATCAATAGCTATGGAATTGATGATGCCCTTCGCCATATCAATTATACGCAATCTTCTAAGAACAATATCCTCGCCCTCGTCTGTTTCCAGAAGATTGGCAAGGTCATTCATCTTGTAAATTGCCTGTACCGCCCTATCAAGCAGTTTAACTCCATTTCCATGCGATGTAACAGTTTCCTGCAAGGCTTTATGTATTCTCGTGTACTCCGGCATTCCAAAGAACCGATACTCGGTTCTTGAACTTGACTGCGGCAGAGTTCCATTCTTGAACAATAGGCACCTGCTTTCGTGGACACGAAACTGCTTGCCATACATTGGAGATACATCGTAGAATTCAGGCTTTCCAAATTTCGACCATTTACCGGTCTTTGGATCGTGATTATATATGCTGTTGTAATCTGGTGTAATCAAAGGTCTTTCAAACACAAGCAGTTCATCAATCCCTCTGATATTATCCCAATCCACAGGCTCATCAATCTGTTTCCCATCATCAATTATCATCACCATAAGCGAACCGCCATATAGTCTCGACCATTTGATAGCTGTAGAAGCTGCACCCTCAAAGTCCAACTCGTCAAGTGAATCATTGATAAATGTTTCCAAGTCAACATCATTTACACCATATTCAAATCCACTACTAACAGCATCATCAGATGGAATATCTATTATCTTAGCGAACAATCCGTTTTCCTCGTAGTTCAGTGTGAGTTCCACATCTGTTACAGGATCATCACTCTCAAAGCGATACTGCTCTGACACATCATCTTGAGTACCATACTTATTCATCAGATTCTTATATCCATCTGCTCTGCTTTCTTTCTCATTGTCCTGCATTTCCTCACCTCCTAATCTACGAGACTTCCAATATTGAATGTCTTTTTCTGATAGCAAGACAGTGCAACCGCATCTGCTCTATCTGGGGAATCAATCCCTCGTTTCTTCATTTCCTCTTTGCTTTCAAGTAACATCTTTCCTCTACTCGTCAGCCTGTATTTTCTACAAGTGAGCTGTGCAACAAGTTCATTGTCATTTTCCAAACTCACTTCCTCCATCATTAAGGCATCTTTTACTGTGCCCCATAAATAAGTTGTCATATTATCGTAAATGTCGCAGGCTTTCTGTTTTCCATCGCCAACAGTTTCTTCCGGAACTTTGCCAGCGGCATTAACAGGAACAATCACCATTCGTGTAAGCTTTTCTTCCTGCTTAACCTCTTCCAGACGGTCTGTAACTCCGCCACCAAGACCACAATCATCAATGTTGATATATATCTTTCCTTTGTATCTCTGAAACTCTGTAATAGCTTTTCTGTAAAGCTGCACAACTTTTCCAACTGTTGTCATGAGGCTTTGCCCTCTAAACGATACCGGAAGTGTTATTTTTCCACCTACATTCCTGGCAATAACTGTTTCATCAGAACCATATCTCGCCACATCCACTCCAAATGATATTCGCTTAGGAACATCGTCTGGCAAATCTAACATGCAGCAATGCTCCACCAGTGATAGGGCTATGAACACATCGTCTTCTTGCTTTGGGAATTCTCCGAACACACGCACAAGCACAACATTGCTATCCCTTCCATACTTCCGTATGAGTGATTCAATATTCTGTTTGTTGGTTCTCTTACTGTCTGCAGACGATACCGTGTGGCACCTGTATATGGACCTATCTACATTAAAAGCATCGTAGAATGTTCCAGATGTTCTCGTCGGGTTCCCGCACATCAGCAGCTTATTGTTTTCACCGGAAAGAGTACCAAGTATCGCCTCCATAATCGGATCTGCAACACCGGAAGCCTCGTCCACGATGAAAAGCATGTTATCCTCATGGAAACCTTGCATATTCTCTGGCTTCGTAGCGGTCCTAGCTACGGCAAACCAACGCTTTTCATTGCCAACCATATAAATATAGGTCTTCGTCCATTTGAGGATGTCTGAGAGCAAAGGAGACTTGCTCATCCACTTGCTGACTTCGGACCACAATACATCGTGCAACTGCTGTTTGGTAGGAGCTGTTGCAACAATTCTCGGATAGGGATAACAGCATAAAAACCACAGCAAAGCAACAGCTTCCATACCTGTTTTTCCAACACCCTGTCCAGACTTGATTGCAACCTTCGGGCTTTCTGCCAAATCCATCAAAGCTTGTTTTTGCCAATCATCAGGCTCAAACAGCAATACCTCTTGTGCAAATAGCACCGGATTTTTCCTGTATATTGGGATTTTCTTCTGGAAGAATTTTCTTCGTAATGTCCGTGAGTTCTTATTCATCTTCGCTCACTTCCTCTCCCAATACAGCTGCAATCCAATCATCAACCGCATCGTTGCCAGCACTTTCACTTTCAAGCCTTGCCTTTTCTATGCGATACTTGGATAACGCTTCAATAGCCTTTGTCTTTTTGCTCTGCACAGTAGAAAGTTCCTGTTCCAGCCTCGCTATGATCATATCCTTATTAGCTGTGTGTGTTGCTATATTATAGGACTTACCCGGAAGAATTTCTTTATTATCAACCTTCTCCTTCTGGCGCCTATCGTACTCTGCCTCTTCCTCTTGGTCTTTAAACGAGCGTTTTGACTCGCTTCGGTTCACATCCATTACCGCAACCTCTCCTTTTTGTTCGCGGTATTTATTGATTGCTTTAAGTATTCTTCGCTCTCTAATCGAAAAAAGCTGTATCTGTTCCATCAGTTGAAGCTCTGTATCTTCTGGAATAGACTCAAGAAGTTCCTGCTCATCTGAATCCAACGCATCCATAAATACAGGAACATAACCACCATGCTTTGTTCTGTCTGGTGGAGGGTTTGGGTTTGGATTGCCAGAACCGCCTTTTGCATTCTGATTTTTGGGTTGACCTCCCCTCTTTTTCTTTTGCAACGTTGCATTTTTCTTCTCATTTTTTTTCGCAACGTTGCACTTGTTTTTTTTTGAGGCTTTTCCCCATCCGTACCGGTTCTTCCAGCTGCGGACTGTTCCGTCTGAAACTTCCAGTTTCTTAGCAATCTCAACCATTGCCATACCATCATTGAATAGCTTTTCAGCTTGTGTTACTTTCTCACTCGGTGCTCTCGGCATATCACCACCTCTCTCCTGTTCGTTTTGCAATCGTGGACGCACAAAAGGGAGGGTGTATGCCCTCCCGTGTGTCACTCTCACGAATATTTATTGTTTTAACATTAAATCTTCGTTATAAACTCTGCTTTTGAATAACCTTGATTTGGTTTAATCATCATATTCAAAAAGTCCTCTTTGGAGAAGTCCGATAATCGGAATATTTCCTCTGGTCTCATACCAAGCTGCTTACCGATTTCTTCAACAGATTTCCCCTCTCCCATAAGCTCTCTAACAATCGCTTTCATAGGTTCAAGCAAATGTGTACCTCTTGCCCTGTTGTGGGTTACAGTACCGTAAATATTACCGGCTTTATCCTTATGTTCTACAATTACAACAGGAACCTTGCCTTCAAGCATTGATTTCAGAGGTTCTTCCCCTGCAACAGTCCAACGATGAAAACCATCAATAATCGTGAAATCTGGTCTCACGACAATCGGCAGCGTCCATCCGTTGGTTAGTATGGATTGCTTCAGCAATTCCAAGTTCTGCTTCGATACTTTATTTGGGTTGTAATCGTTTGGTTTTACTCTGTCCCTGTCTACCCATTGGAGAGTGGAAAGCGGACTACTCAATTTCTTATCCATTTGTCATGCCCTCCTTCTTTTTGGCTTCTGTAATGTATTTACCATAGATTCTCTGATATAAAGCACGATAGGAACGCAGCTTTGGATCACCAGAAATAAGTCCTTCATATATAGCCTTGCAATCCTTATTGTCCGCAATAGCAGAAACACTCATAAAGAAGTTCCTGTATCGTTCCGCAACATATCTCTTGTGCTTCGTTTGGAAATTTCCATCCATATCAGAAAACAATTCTAAAAGGGCGGCCTTATAATCTTTTTCCGTCATCCCCTTCTCGTTTTGTTTTCTTGCAGCTGTGCTTCTACCGAACATCTCGCTATCCCAATACAAGGCGGCCAGATATGCGTTCGGTTCTCGCCTTACTATCCGTTCCATAAGATCCGGATAATATTCATTCATTTTGACAAGGCTTTTTGCCGTGTCAATCGAAAAGAACTGCGATACCCTCAATTGTCCTTTTCGTGTTCCTGACTGCCACAAGAACAGGTAAATCTCTGGTATGTCAACTTTTTCCCGAAGGAGGTAAAGCCATACATCATTATTGGTCCAATCATATATCGGAAATACCTGGTGTTTATTCGTCATGGTCTTTCCTGCTCTCAGCATAGTTGCAATATTCTGCAGTCTCTGTACTGATTCCGCTGTTCGGATTCCTGTAATCGTAATTCCTCCGCTGCATATTCTTGGAAGAAAATCCTGATATGCATCAATGCGAGGTCTTAACAGCGGATGGTTTCTGATTGCGAATGATGGTGGCTGTCTTACCCAAACATCTTTTTTATATCTGTCCCAACAAATAAATGTTTCATCGTTGGACAGTTCATTAAAGCAGTTGTAGTGTTTTACCTCAAGGCAATACCACTCAAACTTTGCTCCAATTAACATAAATCTTTTTCGCCATTCCCTCACCTTATCTTCCATGCAAGGGAAAATGGCTTCTTCATCTATAAATTGTACAATAAGCTGTGCCGGATTGATTTCCCCTGCCTGCACAAGCTCCATAACAAGCTGTGCCATACAAAGGCTGTCCTTACCACCGCTGAAAGACATATACACCGGCAATCCGTTTTGGAATACATTTCTTATACGGATTTTGGCGGCCTTTACAACATCTATACTGGATTCGCACCGCTTTATAGCCATATTTTCTCCCCGCATTTCGGACAGATAACAAATTTCTTTACTTCGGTGGTATCTTCACTGTCCTCTGGCATTTCCTGTTGTGGCTGAGCAATTGGCTGCGGTGCTGGTGTTGCCTGCTCCGCCTCCGCTTTTTGAATCTGCTGTTCTTTTCTCTCTCCGCTTTCTTTAATACTCTGGATTTCTTCATCATCCAAAGTGCCATACTCGGAGAGCTTTTCTGTAACATCCTCTGCCTCTGACACCATCTGCTTTAATATGTCTTCATCAAAGCCCGGGATATCAAGGTCGCCCTGCAGGTCTTCTAAAAAGCTATTGAGTGTATCGAGATTTTCAATACCTAAGCTGAAAATCTTGTTGTCTGCAATCATCAGCTTCTTTTTCTGATTTTCAGTAAGATTGTCATACTTATAAACATCAGCTGTTTCTTTTCCCATGGCAATCAATGTTTCATACAAACCATTTCCTGCCAAGATTACATTGTTTTCGTCAACAACAATCGGACGGATCTGTCCGAACATTTTGACACTTCTTTGGAACTCCTTCAGCTGTTGCTCCGTATGAATTCTGACATTCTTTTCTGGCTTCACAAGGTCCACCAGCTTCATTGTGATAATTTCCATCTTTGTATCCTCCTGTATTTTGATTGGAGGAACAAATCCGTATGATATATAAGCTATCTGCAAATAGCAAAAGACAGCACTTGCAATCCTTTGTCTGCAAATGCTGTCAAATGTCAGCAACTTATTTTATTGTCTTCAAGAATGCTTTTGCACTCTCAAAATATTCTGCCGCCTCATTTACTATGGAGCTGTCAATCTCATAGATTTCGCTCCAGGCATTCTCTGTACTTCCTGTCCATTGCCGTGCTGGCCAAGGATGTGTTCCGCACAGATAGCCATTTTTCCAATCATATATAGGCGGCATAGCCAAATTATAATAATGGATATATGCCAAAACCTGCTCATGCGTCCAATCTGACAAAGGGCTGTATCTTGTAACTCCCTGACTGTTGGTATAAATGTTATCTCCTTTTCCAACATAATTCCCATCAGCTCTTCGTCTTCCGAGAAGGAGCATATCAAGATTGTTTTCTTTGTAGTATTTTGCCTGTCCTCTGTGCTGAACAATGTGAAACCATTGGGCGGCATACTTGCTATCCTGTGGGAAAAGCATGTGCGGATGGGCAACAAGCCATTTTAAGTCCTGCCCTGTATTGATAATTGTCAATTCCGGAGGCTTATTATCCTCAACCCATTGCGTAAATGCTTTATACTCCAAATTGCTGATTACGAGGACGCAGGAGCTTATTCCTGCCCGACGGCAAATTTCTCCAAGAACAAGGGAATCTTTTCCACCGCTCCATGCATAGGCGGCTTGCTTTCCCTTTGTCTTGGCTTTAATATCCTGTATTGTCTTATTCACAAGCTGATCCAGTTCTTCTTTGGTTATCAGCTGTTCGATTTTGTCAAAAGTTTCTATCCAGTCAGAGTTTTTGATTCGCTGCTTTCTTCCGAGCACGCTATCCATTCTCTGCCCCCCTCTTTCTGCTTGCAATCAAAGCGACTGTTCCGGATAACAGGACTGTCAAAAGACTGCCTGCTGTTTTATAAGCTGCAGTTCCTGTGATATTTCCATAAGCAAATACAGGAAGTCCTATAATCAGTGCGGTCGCAATACCAGTAACAACACCTTCTGGTTTGAGCTTTACTCCCTTTAATGTAAATATTGTTGGGAGAAGCGTTGCTGCTCTGAGTGTGCCATACATTAAAAACAAATGCGTAACTGTAAGCCCTGGTATATTGGCAACTATAATTCCTATTACCAACAGCGCAACCATGGCAATCTTGGTCTTTCCGAGTGTATTCTTTTTGAATATGTCTGTTGTGAGGGATGATATTGCACACAGATTACTGTCAATCGTAGATAATAATCCAGATACAATCATAAATAAAAATGGGATTACCGCCCAGCTCGGAAATAACTCTGAAATGAGTTCAAAGTTAATCACACCTGTATCAATTGCCGTATATCCCATTCCAGCTCCGACAAACCCAAGGATTCCCATTGACAATGGCACCATGCCAAATAGAATTGCTCCAACAAAGAAAGCCCTTCCTATTCGATTTTTCTTTACACAAAATGCTCTCTGCCAAAAACATTGGTCGCCAAATGGTCCCGAGATAAGCCCAACTGTTGTGGGGAGTCCAAAACCAAGAAATATCTCTATACCTTTTGCAGAGAAAAGGGAGCTGCACTCTCCTGTATATCCGCCAATTCCTGCGAACATATTTTGAATACCACCACCATTCTTAATGCCGAAAACTGCAAAGCAAACGCTTGCAATCAACATAAAGACCATCTGTATAGAATCCGTCAGTATCGAAGCCTTTATTCCAGAGAACTGTGAATACGAATAGGCAATCACAGCCATGATTACTGTCATGATCCAGAATGGAATGCCTGTAAGCATACTTAATATTTTACTTCCTGCCAATAACTGGACTCCTGTAGATAATGCTGATAATGCTCCAAGCTGAAACAGGTAAATATTTTTTACCGATTCAGACTGGTATTTCTGGTGCATATATCCAGACAGTGTGATTCCTTCCGGCATTTCTTTTCTTATTCTCCTAGCAAACGGAATAAAGAATATGAGGCAAAGCACATTAGGTACCAGAAACCAAAACAGCCCTGCAAAGCCTTTGGTATAAGCATTCTCTGTTGATGTAAATAGTGCAGGAGCCCATATCCATGTAGCTGCAATGCTTAATGCAGATATAAACCATCCTGTATTTCTATTTCCAACACAAAACCTTTCGACGCTTTTCTCTTTGTTTGTCATAAGTACTGTTGCCGCAATCATAATTACCGCATAAGCAGCCAGCACCATAATTGTGTAATTCATTATTTTCCTCCAATCAATATTATTCTGGAGGAGCAGGTGCATTTCCTGTTCAATCGTCTCTCCTTTCTCGGAAAGTTTGCATCAAAAAAGAAGCCTGCAACAACTCTGCAGACTTCCCCGACGTTCGATTTAGAATTTTACAAATACGATTTTGCCATTTATAAGCTGTGATGTCAATGTAATTATTTTGCAGACGGTGGCTTTATCGTACTTTCAATCCGTCCACCCCGAATATAAGAGCGGTCAGTCTTTCCTCTGCAACTCTCAAATCGGAATACACATTTTCCTTTGACATATTGTGCTTTGCTGCAATCTCTTTTACGGTAAGAACCGGCTCTGCCATGTATTTATCCCAAACCACCTCGTATCTCCTGCGGTCTATATCCTGGTTCGGAGATTTTTCACAATAGGCATCATACAAACCAAACATCGTCTCGATATGTGAAACGATAATAGCAGTTCTGGTTGCGCTTCTCTTGATGCTTTCAATGATCACCTCATTGTCATAAAGATTCATCATTGATTCCAAGATATCCAAAGCCGATTCCTCCATCTGTGTTCGCCCGAAAACTGAGTTTTCCGCATGTTCTTTGAGCATGTGATAATTACGCAGGAGCAGCTTTGTATTTCTCAATCTTCTGTCTGCCCGTTTTCCCTGCTCCTTTTTTCTTTCCTGCTCATAGGTTTTTAATGCTTCCTTTGCTCCAATTTCAGCTGCATTTGCGCAAATATCCTTCAATTGTTCTGGTGTAAGAGCTATTATAGCTTTTTCTGCTCTTTCTTCTGTTGATTGGCTGTCCATGCTGTCGCCCTCCTTCTTTTTTATTTCAAATTCATAGCGAATTATGATATAATCTAACTGTCTGTTGGGAGGGTTGCGAAAGCACTCTCCTTTTACTTTTCATCTGCTTTTATAAAATCCTCAATCGACATTTGCCCTGGTATTTCATAATATGGAAAATCGTCTGAAGCAGTACCTGTTTTTGAATCTCCATCACGGATCCGCATACTGGTACCGAACACTCTCTTATAACATACCGGTCCGTATCCTACTTCCTTGCTTTGTTGGCTTCTCAATTTTCTTCCGCATTCCATACAGACTGCCATCAGAAATCACCTCCCTCAAAGATAAATACCTTATGTGCCGGTAGTCTCTTGTCCTTAAAATCTTCCCAGTACATATATGCCCCAGAAGCTAAACAGGATGCCGAGTATTCTTCAATCTCCTTATCATTTTTAAGCCACACACAATGACCTGCGACATGTTCCTTTATTTCCTCCAGAAGTTCATTTTCCATAAGTGTCTGTATTATCTGTAAGGTAGCTTCCAACCACTTTTCTGGAGTAAATTCCCCTATATTGGTCTTGTAGAATTCCTTGAACACATTTTTCTGTCTAGTATTTCCAAATCGTGTAGTGTATGTAGTTCCTGTTGGCTCGCTCCGGCCTATTCGATGATGTATTGCATAGTCTGAAATGCAAACTATCTTCATGTCTATCATCACCTCTTTTCTTGTCTCTCATTTAGCTAAACAACCACGAATCATATCCATACAAATTTTTTGATTTGCCTCTCAATGTAATGCTCTCGTCGGTGCAGCTTCTCTTCACAGCTCTTCTCATACCTCTTGAAGTCTGTCTTTTTGCATATCTCTTTGATTTTGGTCCTATCAAATGATTTTTATGATACATTCCCATAGTCATTCTCCTATCTTCCACTTCTAAGCATACAAAATAGCAACTCAGTAGTAGATTTCTTCCTCAAACCAAGTCTGCAGTTACTTATAACAGCAAGCTTCCATCTGCTTTTTTCAAAATCTAACTCTGTCGGGTTTTCAAACTCATCCGTTAATTCCGACATATAAGGAATCGCTACCATTATTCCGAAGTGTCCTGATGAATCCGGAGAAACCTCATGCAGATGTTTATAAAACTTCCCATCTCTCATATCTGGTAACAAATCCTTATAACACTCCATTGTTGTTACTATGTAATTCTTTTCTCCAATGAAATTTAATCCATTTCCAGAATAAACATCCTGCTTGCAACTTTTTATTTCATAGCAAACAAATATTCCTTTTTCGATTTCAGATATGGAACATTGTCCAGCAGGAATAAACTGCATAAAGTCAACTCTTTTAGGTTTTCCTTTTGCGGCCCACGGATCAATACTAACCTCACTCGCCCAATACTTTCCAAATCCTCCGAATTTATCTGACACAAGAAGATTTCCAAGAAATTCCGTTGTTTTCTTTCTATCCATCACAATCCCCTTTCTCTCAGCTTGCGATCAATGATTGGAATAAGCATTCTGACCGAGCATTTCATATGCAATGTTGTTGGAGCATCTACAATTTTACATAGCATATCAACGTACACCTGCTCTGCAGATAAATCCTTAGCATATTCCTCCGCCTGTTCCCTCGTTTGCTCTACAATCTGAATACCTTTACACTTCTCTGAAATTTCATGTATCAGTTCCACAGCCCTGTTCGTAAACACTATTTCGTTATCATCTGCTACTGGCTCCTCCAGTAGTTTCTCCATCAATTCATCTATCATCGTCTTTCCTTTCCTCGTAATATCCACAGCAATAATCTTCGTTTGTGAAATCAGCTCTTTTGTGGCTATCTCCATTGCAACATACACCAGAATAACTATCATGCCATGTGCAATTACTGCACTTTTTCTCAACATTGTTTTCTAATTCATCAAGTCTTCCAGAAAGCACAAGAGCAGTTGCTTCTATCACAATTCTCATAATTTCCATATCTAATGTTTCCCATGAAATATGTGCTGTAGCCTTTCTCTGCCCTCCGGTTTTTTGAGTAGTCATTTTGATAAGTCTGTAAACGCTGGCCTTTAATTCTGGAATATTCTCTTTTTGTCCCTTGTCCATCAAGAACTTCCACATCAAATCCTTTATTCCATTTGCAGAATTAGTTTCCATCTAAGCACTCCCTTTCTGTGGTAATCTCATTTGCTCGCATTTATCAAATTCAAAATATATAGTATTTGATTCTCGTCAAATCCGTAATCTCTGCATTGAGAAAACAAACTCATAAAGTGTTTTTCCTTTGTTTCCTTATTGTCAAATGTTTTTTCAAGCTTATAACACTGATATTGTAGTATCAACCACTTAACGAATCCTATCATTCTAATTCACCTCACAATCCTTAGTTTTTCTCTGTTCTTCCTCGCATGATAATCATCTATCACATATTCTCGACACTCTTCCCGTTCCATATCCTCCGATCTTTCTCCATCAAATCTTTTGCATATATCACAGAAAAAGCAAGGTTTCCAATCATAAGGAAGTTCATCTGGTGTAATAGTTCTGCTCTCTGCGTTGTTTAAGCATGAATTACATAAACAGTAATAACAAGGATCCTCCATCGGAACTCTGTATTTTTTCTGCTCTAACGTCTTTTCCTCTGTTATATTCATGAATTCATCAAATTTCAGTTGTCCATTCATAATTACTCATATGTTGGCTCCGGCTTTGTGTCCGAATAGACATAATCTTCATCACCCAACTCGTCAGCAATAATCCTGACATCTGCTCTCTGCAGCTTTAAGAGTAATAAATCAAACTCATGCAGATTTCTAAGGGAATTCAGATTTGGGTTTGTATCTACTCTTATTTCCCATCCATCCTTTCTATCTCCATCCCACTTAGAAAGACGTATTGTTCTGTTGAGTTCCTCCTGCTGTTCCTCTTCATCCACTGTAAAATCAATAGTGGCATATTTGAATGAACTCCAGTTTCTCTTGCCCTCTTCTTCGAATTCAAAGAAAACAGTCATTGCCTCATACTCTGGTGACTCATCCCATTCGACTTCCCTTCCAGAAATCTCCATATTCCTAGCTACAAACTTTTTGTACTCCTTAAATAAGTCCGTTAATTTTATTTCCGTTATCTGAGGTTCTTTCATCAAATACTGGAAATTTTCCAACATTTGCTTATTATCCATAAGAACAGATTTATTAACTATTTCCGTAAGAACTGTATCTAATTTTACTATATAGGCAGACATATCATAGCTTTCAATAAACGGAACTAAAACCTGCTCAACTCTTTCTTTGACCGCCTTTTCAAGCTTTCCATAATTAAATGAACTAGCTATTGCTTTTTCTATTCCATCCGTCACCTTTTCTCTAATAATCTGGTCAACAGTTCCATCCGATAGGATTTCATCTGTGATTCTCTTAATATCTTCATCAAAATTTGCCATACTATTTTCCTCCTAAATATCTATAATATTCGATTGCTGGTTTTATAGCTTTTTGTACACCTGTAAGCACATTTGCCAACCCTGTCTCTATATCCCGAACGTCAATACCATTCATCTGACAAGCTATAGCCAGCCTCATTTTATCTTCATCTGGAGCTTTGCACAGTGCTTCGTGAATCTGTTCTTTTGTCATAATATGCCTCCTAAATTTCATTTTAGGCTAAACCCTAAATACAAATCCCCTGCAGTAAGGTTCATCATCTTCATAAATCACAAATGTTTCATGTTCTATTGGAACATCATATGTCCATGATATTATCTTTCCGTTCTTATCTTTCTCTTCGCACCATTTTGCAGTAAATCCGAATACATCCGAACGCTCACAGTTGTGTACTATTCCACCATTAGGAATAGCCTTAACATATATTTTGCCACCTTCCCAGCAATCCCCCTCATCTGTTATTGCTCCCTCTAATTCAACCAGGTCATCACTTGCACCTGTAACAATTACAATTCTGTTATCTTTGGCAAGCTGTAATTCTTCTTTGGTAAACATTCGATAGTCATATTGTCTTCCATCAATTAAATTCGCAAATTCTTTTAATTCCATTGTCCTTCCTCCATCACTCTTAGTTATGCGTATCTCTAAAATTCTCCATAGCCCACTTATTTCCTGTAGCCTGCACCTTTGCTCTGATTCTCTCCTGTGGTGTAGAGCCTCTTCCAACACACGCAAGTATGGACTTTCTTACCGAACTTCCCTCGGTCAGCCCTGCATCATCCAGTGCCTCCTTTGTTCCGCACTCATCACATATCATTGTCTTGTTGTCTGCTCTCGACAGAGCCAACAGTCTTTTTGCCTCTTTTCCGCATCTTGGACACTTCATATTTTCTCTCCTTTTTGGTGTGATTTTCGCACTATGGCAGTGTGTATATGAGACTCTATTTTTTTGTTTGTCGGTTTATTGGTTCGTACATTATCACCCTATTATCTGTAGGATTCCATTTACACATAAAGCAAGGTGACTGCACATATATACTTTCATTTCCGTAACGATTATTTATATACCTTTTGTTTTTACAGTCTTTACAGCGTGGCATTTTTCTGTCCTTTCTGGTATGATTTCCACACCAATGGTCTTTGCGATATGCACCCATGCAGTAATTTTCATGGGTGCAGCTGTTACACATCTCCTTTGGTGTCATTCCTGGATAGCCTCGGGATCCTGCGGTTCTCTAACCTTCCATCCAAACAAACCTTTTTTAGCAACAACCTTCTCGCATTTTTCTGTAAGTGTAACTTCTCCGCTTCCCATCATCTGTAAAATTGTTGGTGTAGGTCTTCCAATCTCTGCCCCACATTTTGAACATATATATGGAATGCCCTTATCATATATCTTCCCGCAGTCCCTGCATCTACAAACTTTCTTATAATCTCTCACTAAAATAATCCTCCTTCCAAAATTGCTCTTGCAATAATGCAAGCTACAAATCCGATACAATATGTTCTCTTGTTATATCTGCTTTCATCAGCAACCATTCCGCAAAGCATAACAAACGCAATTATTATCAGTATTATTTTGAATACCATTTGTTTCTCCTTTCCGGGCGGAAGCACCTGCCGCCCCTTTTATTAGTGTGATATATTCCTTATCCGAGACCAATCAGATAACGCATATGAATTTTTGTTTATAGTTACATGGTGCTTACTTTATAGCCACAGGGAGAACGATTGTCTTGAAATCGCTATCCTCCGCTTCTACAATCATTGGCATTTTAGGACCCTGCAGAGAAATTCCTACATTGTCACAATCAAATGCTTTTAGTGTTTCAATTACCAATCTGGCATCAAAACCTATTGTTAATTCCTCCGATATATCTTCCTGTAAATCAACAGTCTCATGGTAATCCGTTGTCTGGTCTTTGATACTTAAACCCAGCTGACTTCCTGCTATTTCAAATTTAACGGGGCATTTTTCAGCAGTACACATTTTGGCTCGTACCATTGCATCCAGAAGCTCTTTGCGAGATATTACAGTATGTAGTGGCAGTTCTTTAAACATATTCTGATATTTGTAATATTCTCCCTGTACAAGTCTTGTGCATATTTCAAAATCCTCCGTTGCAAATATAGCCATTGCATTACTATGTCTAATTCTTACCTCTCCGGTTAATCCGAGTGTCTTCAGCTTATCTATAGTATTCTTTGGAATAAGCAGCTCGAATTCTCCGTCATAATCAATCTTGTCCCATGCAAGGACATGCCCATCAAGTCCTACGAAATTCAACTGTCCGTCCTTAGCCTGCAGACACATAGTTGACATAGTGGCATTTCCTCCCTGTTGAGGAATTGCATAAGAAACTCTTTTTACGGATTCCAGTAATTGTCCCGCTTTAAGTGTAAACTCACTACCCTCTCCATCAATATCCGCTACCGGAAATGGTTCCGGATCCATTGTCTGATACTTATTTTTGATTTTGTCTGCTCTTATCGTCATTGTATTGCCATTTGAAACAGAAATATCTACTTCGCCGTCTGGCAGATTATTGATAAGGTCAAAGGCTCTCTCTGGAATAATAAAGCATTCTCCCTCTGTGCCCTCTAACTTCGCCTTAACGGTCATTTCTAAGTTGTTGGCGATTAAATACCCTTCCTTTACCAAAATCCCCTGTAAGATAGGCATTGTTGTCTTTTTGGGAACAACCCCCTTAATCTGATTAAGCTTTGTTGCAAGCTCCGTTTTCTGTATTTTCATCTTTCAATTCCACTCCTTCCAAAATAAGAATCGTGCATTGTTTTTCCTGCAACCTATAAGGCTCCAGTTCCTGTTCTGTCATAAATTTGTGGCAAAACAATTCTTTCATTTTCTTCCAAGTCGCCCATGGCACTCTATAGAATTTTGTTAGCCCTAGCGATACCATCACATAACAATGAGCACCGAACTTCTCGTATATGTCCAAGTTCTCCCATTGCGTATCTGTCACAACATTTTGTCTGATTCTGTCACCGTCAGTATGCTTCGCTTCAAACATAATCCCAGTTCCATCACAGAGGATTCCTTTGTAATCAGGCTGTCCTTTCTTCTCGTAATATCCTTTGACAGTTCCATCTCTGTCCTTGCCAGTGATGTGAAATGGCTCTGGTGTCTTTTCTATGTGAGCCCATCCGTTTCGCAGATAGAATTCGCACGCATTTGAAATCCACCTCTCGAACGTCTCTCCGGATACTTTGCTTCTCCTGCCAACAAGCTGTCTTCGAGGATCAGGCATCAGCTCTCACCTCCAGATGTTTTTCAAGAATAGCTTTTATATCAGCCAATTTAGTTGCTCCAATTCCTTTCACAGAGCTAATTTCCTCGATAATTCCTGTAATATCCACAGTTTTATGTTTGGGTGCCTGTGTTTTTCCACAATTAAAACCTTCACTTCTCGCCTTTTCCACTCTATCCTCAACGTAATGTACCAGCTGCTCATCTGTCATTTTTCTTATCTTTACAGCCTTATTGTGAATAGCATTCTCGTCAGTTGTTCGTCTGCAGCTTCTCTTTGCCATATTGTTCTTCCTTTCTTCTTTTGAGACTCTCTGGATTGCTATGCTGGCGGTATTGTCAGCATAACCCTCTCTGTTTGCGTTCCATTTACTCATCTTTATCACCTGGACCTATCGTTACGCTCTCTGCCAATCCAATAAGCTCCGGTATATCTAATCCAAGGTCTTTGCAAAACTCTTTGAAGCAATCCCTGCACATAAACCCGAATTGTTTGGGCTGTTCGCCTCTTTTTGACCTTGCCAGCAGGGTTATCATTTCGCTTTTTCTCAAATGAGCCTTGCATGATGCACAGCCATCAAACAACTTTGCTTTCAGCTTCGGGCTAATCTCCGAATGTTGCAGCTGCTTTGGAAATTCTCGGCGCATATTTTCTTCCCCGACAATCGGAATCAGACTGTCTTTCATGAAAACTGGCACGGAATTATAATCAGCTTTTACAACAATATCTTTTATCCATTGCAGTTCTGGCACTATTTTATTTTTGTTACGTCCCGTCTCTGCTCCGATGATTATCCAATCAACCTGTCGAAACATCACATTATGCTTAGAAACAATGTCTCCCATTAGTGGTTCAATGCTGACAAACGTATTGCATCCAGCAGGAAGATAATTAAATCTGTCAGCATCCGCATCACAGGTAATGGTTGTTCCGTACCACATATTTTCCAGTCCCGCCGGCACTCCAAATTCCGTATATCTCTCCGGATTCTTGGTGAGAAACAGGTAATTGTGAATTGGGTTATCCAAACAGGTTTCCATTACATCTCTGATCCATTCGCCTGGAACCCATTTCCCAAATATGTCAGCCATTGCTCCAACAAAAATGTTATTTCCCATTTTTAGCTTTTCCGGATAATCCATGCGGTACTTGTGATATGTAGGTTCAAATCCAAATGGATAAACCAATGTATTTCCCGTTTCATTTAGCATAGGTTTATCCAGAATGAATACATTTTCTGAGTTATCTGCCGCAGGCTCTGTTGAGTAATCTTTCTTCGCCATTAGATTCAGTCTTACATCTCCCGCAAATCTTGCTGTCATTCTTTTTGCGTAACAGTATGAGCAATTGTGCCGGCATCCGGTAATAGGATTCCATGTGTGATCACACCACTCAATTTTTGATTTATTCACAGCGTTCCTCCTTTCTGACATATCCAAGCTGAACTTCCTCTTCCCATGGAACATCTGAACAATTAACATGCTGTCCGCACTTACTACAATAATCCGGCTGATAATCTGGACCGGCATTGAGGATATGGTTACATCTAGGACAGATACAATACTGATGAAGCGTAATAACAAAGCCATACTTGTTGTATGTTCCGTGCTTGATTTTGGGTTTCCTTGCAATAAACTTCGGTATTATCAAGCTAGTTACCTGTTTCAGCATTTGTATCATCTCCCTCCACCCAATACTCTACAAAGTACATTGTCTGTCCTTTTCCTCCCGGCCGCTCTTTTCCAATCCTTACCGCATAGCCAGCTTTCACTAATAAGCAACAGAGGGAATTTCTATCCTCGTCATTGAGCTTCTGAAGTAAATTCTTTATTCTGTGTCTCTGATTGTCTGCCATTTATCATCCCGCCTTTCTTTTGGCATTCTTCTTGTTGTCACCTTGTATAGCTTCATTCATTTTCTTTTCAAATACTTTTACAAAGGCTTGAACATCTGCCGGCATTCCGCAGTTTTTAAAGCCTCTGCACTGAATAATTTTGTTATTTCTCCATTCCATAGTGAAATAAGATTTCTCTGGATGATCTGCTTTTCTGATGAAGAA